AGGAACCGGCACCTCGTCCGCATCGATCACTCGAAGATCTCTCCGGACCCGTTTATCTCGGCGCAGAACAACCGATACTCCATGTCTTGTTACATGGTGTTCGATGTTCCGCTGCTGGGTTACACGGTCACGGAGCAGAAGCAGGTGGTCGATGGTTTCATCGCCCAGCTGAACGCTTCGAGTGGAGCCCTCATCACCAAGGTTCTTGGTGGAGAGAACTGATGGCTTCGGCTCGGGTTCTTAGGCACTTTGTTCCTCCACGCACAAAGAAGGGCCTAAAAGAATGGGATGCTCCCGTTCTTCTAGTCACCCTTCGTGAGTGGATCCTCGGTCATTACGTCCTTACTATTCGTAAGGCCGTATACGAGGAGGATATCGAGTTCATCGATACCGTTGACATTGCGCCTGCAGAAACCCGACCGATTGCTGTCGTTCCCAGAGATTAAGGTTGTCTCTGGGGGACGGACACGCTTTCGCGTGTGGTCAGTGCATGAGTCGGGACTCCAGTACCCTAGATGAAAGGGACCGGATGAAAAGCCTCATGCAGCTCTGGCTTTGCGTACTCGAAGAACTGGGTACGCAGATCGGCACTAGCACCAGCAAGGACAGAAAAACTGCCCTTGCTCGATTCGAACACGAGGGGTTATCGTTTCTAACGATTACCCTGGCGAACTTCGGTTCGGACCTCCAAAAAGGTCTTGACCGAGGATTCGTCGCTCACGACCTGTTCCAGGGTTTCTCCTGGACAGGCGGTCTCCCCAGATTTCTCCGGGGTTTCCTTGAGCGTGTGTTCGATAGTGTCGAGGGACGATTGCTCGATTCTCCCGAGATTGATGCAATCTTTGCACTCCGTCAGCTAACGCTGATGATGGCAAAGCTTCACATTGAGTGCAGCGATGCACGCACTGTGAAGGCAATCAAGGGATACATCGAGTGTGAGAAGGAGATGAAGAAGCATGACAGTACGTTCGCTGAAACTGGTTATTCCAGCTTTATGCGTACTGGCCTGGTTCTCTTTGGCGACCTTCTTTCTTCTTGTGACCTTCGGGTACACAGTGAAGAATGGATGCCAAAGCACGGGCCCGGTTCAACTGCTGACAGGCTTTCGGGAAACCGAAAGTACCTCCAGACAGAATGGACCGAGCGTCTTGAGAAGTTCTTTCCATCACTGGTGTGTCTTACCCCAGGATGGAAGTACTTCGAACTTCTCGAACGTGTCACCTTCCTCGAACCCGGAGCCGAGAGACCCGTAAGGGTTATCACGGTTCCTAAAACGTTGAAGACGCCCCGAATCATCGCGATTGAGCCTACTTGCATGCAATACACGCAACAAGCTCTTCTCGAGGTGTTTCTTGATGAGCTGAGAAAGGATGACATCTTCTCTCAGATCATATTCTTCGATGACCAGACACCTAACCAGCGTCTGGCCCGTAAGGGATCCATCGAAGGTGATCTTGCAACACTAGATCTTAGTGAAGCAAGTGATCGCGTCTCCAATCAGCATGTACGTGCTCTGCTGCACTACTTCCCCACTTTTGCAGGGGCTGTAGATGCATGTAGATCACGGAAGGCTGACGTGCCCGGACACGGAGTGATCCGTCTGTCCAAGTTCGCGTCTATGGGTTCGGCTCTCTGCTTTCCCATGGAGGCGATGGTCTTTACGTCCATCGTCTTCCAAGCGATCGCAGAAGAGCTCAATCGCCCTCTTTCCCGCAAACTCTGTAAGGAGTTTGTGGGACAGGTGTGCATCTTCGGAGATGATATCATCATTCCCCGAAGATTTGTGCCTGCAGTTGTCGCACGACTCGAAACTTTTGGGTTTCGGGTCAACAGCGGCAAGTCTTTCTGGACTGGAAAGTTCAGAGAGTCTTGCGGTAGGGACTATTACGACGGTCACGATGTTTCCATCGTGAAAGTACGTGAACTACTCCCTACACAACTGGCGCACGTAGAAGAGGTCATTTCCACGGTCAGCCTGCGGAACCAGCTTTATCAGCTGGGTCTTTGGAAGACCTGCCAGTGGATAGATGAACTGCTGGAACGTGTCCTGCGAGGACACTATCCAGTGGTGGATTCTACCTCTTCTGTTCTTGGGCGGCATTCGATCTTTGCCTATCAGGCAGAGAAGATGCACCCCCACCTCCACACCCCTCTTGTCAAGGGGTGGGTGGTGTCTGCTCGTCTTCCAGCTTCAATGCTGGATGGCGAGTACGCCCTCCTCAAGTGGTTGTTGAAGAGAGGATTTGAGCCTCTTGATCAACGACACCTTGAACGTGCAGGACGTCCTGAGCGCGTCGATCTAAAGCTCAGAATGGCCACTCCTTACTAAGGTAAGGAGTGTGGACCGGTGTTTATCCGGTCCATGAGGAGAAGTCAAGCTTGCTTGCTCTCCTTGGAGAACTTGCATGCACA